GCCAATTTATCAGAGACAGCCGCAGGAAAGGCACAGGAAGGCGCAGAGGCGGCAGAGGATGGGGCCAGACAGTATGCCGCAGACACGGAGGCAGACCGGCAGGAGGTTGCAAGCGCCCGGCAGGCAGTACAGCAGATGCGTGAGGACGTGGCAGCGGACAAATCAGAAGTTGAGCAGACAGCAGCAGGTTTTGTAGATACAGCCCGGCAGGCAGTATCAGATGTCAATGCTGCGGGCAAGGCCCAGGTAGATGCTATTAAGACAGCCGGGCAGGGTGCGTCAAATGCGGTAGAGACAGCCAAAACAACAGCAGTACAGGCGGTCACTGCGGAAGGCGATAAGCAAGTACAGCGAGTGCAGGAAGCGGCGGCAGGTGTTGAGGCCGATCGGGAGCAGATCAACCAGAATAAGGCCGACATAGCTGGTCTGGCAGAGGATATGGCAGACCTTGCACCGGGGATCAAGATTACTGCCGCTGGTACAGACATCAGCATTAAGGACGCCGCAGAGGGCCGGGAACTTCGGGGGCTGCGGGTGTTTGGCAGAGCAGAGCAAGGCGAGAACCCAAGCCCAGATAACCCCCAGGAAATTGAGATTGTAGGAGGTACTGGAAATATCGAGGTGGCAATTCAAGGTAAGAATCTTTTGAGAGGAAGATTGTACCACGCTAAATATTCAAGCGGGATTGGCTTTATATATAACGATGATGAAATGGTATTACCATATGCGCCATCTAAAGAAAATGACGGTATTGGCTATATAGTCCCTTGTGAACCAGGGAAACGGTACACATTTAGCGTTTCCAATCCCAACAAGAATGCCGCTGTTGGTATTTCCGAGTATAAAACTTTTGAGGATGCAAAAAACCACCAAAATGCAATTGGCTATCGTACTGTAGCACTACCTGAAACGTCTTATACATCTAAGTCTCAAGGTGTACTGTTGTGTGTTTTGGCAGCTAAATGGACTGATGGCAATACATCGCTGCACGAATGTACAGTTTCAGAGTTGTTGCAGCTTGAGTTAGGGAGTAATGTCACCGCTTACGAACATCCAAAAACATTACAATCAATTACTTTACAAACTCCGAATGGTCTCCCAGGCATCCCGGTAACATCTGGTGGTAACTATACAGATGCCAACGGCCAGCAGTGGGTATGCGACGAGATCGATCTGGAAAGAGAGAAATATATCGAGAGAAGATGGCAGAAGGTATTTGATGGGAGTGAGGATTGGCGTATCTATTCATCGTCCAGATTTAAAGGATATATGATTGATGGTATCCTGCCATTCTCTGACAGTAGACGAGCTGGATTTTGCAATATGTTTACTGTTTCGGAAAATACCGAGATTATCGAATCCATATGGCTGGGGGTTGGTAATTCAATATTATATACCGTCAGTAATCGTTTTTATGATGAAAGTCTTGAAGATAAAGGCCTTGCCAACTGGAAAGCGTTCCTCGCAGAAAATCCAATGAAAGTAATGACCTATTTGGATACCCCCATCGAACGCGGCCTCGCCCCGGAAGAGATCGCCGCCTACAAGGCCCTTCGGACGTACAGCCCGACTACGGTTGTGAGCAATGACGCGGGGTGCCATATGGAGACAACCTATACCGCTGATACCAAGACCTATATCGACAACAAATTTGCAGCCCTTAATAAGACCATCTTAGATGCAGTAGGAGGTACATAATGCATGAGATTATAAGAAACGTAATCCAGTCGGGCAGCTATGAACTGACGGATATTCTGAAAAAGATCGATACCATCTGGCTCCAAGGCGCCCTCACGGATGAGGAGCGCACGGAGCTGGTTGATCTGGCCCGTACCCGCGCCGACCCGGAAAACAGTTATGCCCCATTGCAGAAACAGATCGACACCCTGTACACGAACATGACTGAGATGGGAAAGACAATCCTCAGCCTGACGGGCCGGATCGCCAAGCTGGAAGGCGGCAGCGTCACCCCGCCGGAGACGGAGGAGTACCCCGCATGGGTACAGCCCACCGGGGCACATGACGCTTATAACACCGGCGATAAGATGACTTACACGGACGGCAAGCGGTATATCTGTCAGATGGACGGCTGCGTATGGGGGCCGGATGCGTACCCGGCAGGCTGGAAACTGGTTGAGTGATGGGAGGTGAGCTCATGGGACTGATTACATGGTGGAGACAGCGCAGATGCAGGCACAGGTACCGTAAGCATTGGAGCCGGGAGGCTGGCGGGTATGTGCGGCGGTGCGTTAAGTGCGGAAAGGAGATTAAGAGATGAGTGAGTGCAAGAGAGAAATGAGATTAGATGATACAGCTGAGATGATGAGCAGTCCAGATTACAAGGAACGCTTTAGGGCCGAGTATTATCAGATTGTGATTCGATACCGCAAACTGAAAGCTATGCTGGATAAGTGGGATCAGGATATGCTGGACTTTGAGCCGACCTGCCCCAGAAGTACCTACAATATGCAGGTAAAGGCTATGACGGATTATATCGCTGTGTTGGAAGCACGGGCAGTAATGGAAAGCGTAAAATTGTAGTCATAGCAAGTTATAGAATTAGTCATAAGCACGCAGGCGGGGCCTGGGTGTTATTTTTATGCCTTTTTCCGGCAGGCGTTAAAGAACCAGAAGAAAGGAAGGTAACACAATGACGCAGGAACAGTTTGAAGCCCTTGGCATTGAAAAATCTCTCGCCAAGAAGGCTGCAGAAGAATCCGAAAAGGAGCTGGAGGAGTATGTGGCAAAGAACACATATGACCAGACAGAACAGCAGCGTAAGCAGTTGGAAACATCAGTCAATGATTACAAGACCCAGTTGGAAGCCTTAAAAACAACCGCTGGGGACAATGCAGCGCTTACTCAGCAGATCACAGACTTCCAGAATCAGATTAAGCAGAAGGATCTGGAGCATCAGAAAGAGATTACGGATCTTAAGCTGACGAACGCCATTAAGCTTGCTATCTCCGCATCTGCGCAGGATAGCGATCTGGCAGCGGGACTGGTTGACAGAAACAAGCTTATTCTTGGAGAAGATGGAAAAGTAACCGGTCTGGATGAGCAGGTAAAGGCTCTGAAAGAAAATAAACCATTCCTGTTCAAGGCGGAACAGAAACCGCCTGCAAAGAAAGGGTTCTTCCCGATGGGAGCTAAGGACACGGATGGGGGCAATGGTGGAGAAGGCGGCCGCATGACAATGAAGGAAGCAATCGCAGCCAAATTAGGCATGGGCGCAGATGAGAAAGGAGAGTAAAAATAATGGCAGTTACACTTGAAGAAGCAAAAAAGAATGTGCAGGATGACCTGCAGATGGGCGTAATTGATGAGTTCCAGAAATCCAACTGGATTTTGGAGCATATCCCATTTGACGATGCAGTATCGCCAACTGGCGGCGGGTCAACGCCAAGTTATAGCTATACCCGTCTTAAGACACAGCCGACCGCACAGTTCCGTGAAATCAACAAAGAATACACTCCGTCTGAGGTAACCAAGGAGCGTCATACGGTTGAAATCAAGGTATTTGGTGGATCTTATGAGATTGACCGTGTGATTGCAAGCATGGGTGGTATTGTAAGCGAGGTAGAGCTGCAGCAGGCTCAGAAGATTAAGGCGGCGCAGGCACTGTTTAATGATACTTTCATCAATGGCGATGTAGGAAAAGATTCTAAGGCCTTTGATGGTCTGGATAAGGCGCTGACAGGAAGTAGCACAGAGTACAACAAAACCGGAAGTATCGATCTGTCTACCTCAGAACTGATTACACAGAATTACCAGTATTTTCTGGATATGCTGGATGAATTCCTTGGCGGTCTGGATGGTACTCCGTCCTGTATTATGGGAAACAACAAACTGATTTCTAAGATCCGTGCCTGTGCGAGACGTGCCAGTATGTACCAGGTAACAAAAGACAACTGGGGAAATCAGGTAGAGAGTTATGGTAGTATCCCATTTGTGGATATGAAGACAAAGCCTGGAACCAATGATGAGGTAGTTGGCATTGATAACGATGCAGGAACAACCTCTCTCTATGTAGCACGTTTAGCTGTTGATGGTCTGCACGCGGTATCTTTTGCGGGTGTGGCACCTGTTCAGACTTGGCTTCCTGATTTTTCTACTGCTGGAGCCGTAAAGAAGGGTGAAGTGGAAATGAATGCAGCCATTGCCCTGAAAGCATCCAAGGCGGCAGGCGTATTCCGTAACATCAAAGTGAAGTAGGAGGTGAAAGACATGAAGGTATATAGTCCAAACAAAGATTATACCGGAGTATCGGCATCAGTACCGTTTTGTGGCGGAGTAGGGGAAACAGATGAACCATATCTGTTAGATTGGTTTAAGAAACATGGTTATACAGTAGAAGAATCTGAAAGCGTGAAAACGTCCGAAAATGCGGAAACGTCCGAAAAATCGGAAGAACTCAAAGCACCCAGCAAAAAGTCTCCGCCCAGGAAAGCAGGTGAGTGATATGGCATATGAGCCATACGCTACGCCTGATTTTTATTTGCGCGAGTATGGTGGGAGCCTGATCCCGGAGGAAAAGCTTTCCAGCGCTCTCCGGCAGGCATCCCGCCACATTGATTCCCTGACCTTCAACCGGATTGTGGGCCAGGGAATTTCCAATCTTACACCGTTTCAGCAGGATTTGATCCGGGAGGTGGTCTGCCAGCAGGCAGATTTTGAGTATGAGAATGCGGACGAGATTAACACAATTCTGCAAAGCTACAGTATCAACGGCGTATCGGCCCAATTTGGAAGCTCTTGGAATGTGTACACGGAACATGGTGTTGCCATGAAAAGGGATGTGTACACCTTGTTGTGTCAGACCGGCCAATGCTGCCGGATATTGAGGTGATTGTATGAAATATCCCTGTTTGGTGCCAAAACGACTGTGTAAGACCGAGATCCATGTACATCTGGAATCCGAGGGAACTAACGAATACGGACAACCGGAGAAGGTCCTGGATCTCGACCTTCTGTGTAATTTTCAGGACGGTGCCAGAACGGTGCTCACGGATGAAAAGAAGATGGTGCAGATCACAGGAACAGCCCTGTTCCCTGGGGATATTGCTCCAGACTGGCCGACCTTAAGCGGCGGAACAGTGACTGTATTCGGCGAGGCGCGCCGGATCAATCGGGGAAGTAAGGCGCGGAACCCAGATGGGACGGTCAACTATTGCCGCCTAGAGGTGATCTGATGCAGGTGAAATCTTCAGTTAAACTGAATATGACAAGGATCAATGAACTTACACAGGCGGCAGTGACAGCTTTGGAAAAGACCGGAGAGGCCCTGCATACGGAGGTTGTGCAGGCGCAGGTCATGCCATTTGATACAGGCCATTTGCAGGAAGACGCAACCTTTGTGGATTACAGTGAATCTTCACAGGGAAAGGTATCACTGGTAATAAGCACACCCTATGCCCGGAGGCTGTACTACCATCCGGAATACAACTTTCAGACAGACGAAAACCCGTTTGCTGGTGGCGAATGGTATGAGCCATGGTTGCCTGGTGGAATCAGTGAGGATTTTGCAAAAGAGGCCTTCAAAAAATTCTATAAAAAGGCAGGTGACGTGTGATGCTGCTCTTAGATGATATCAAAGGATACATAGCTGGCCTTGGGGCGTACAACATGGTATACATCGGCAAGATGGACAACAAAAAGGATCATTCTGTAGGCGTATATCCCCGCAAGGCTTCCGGGCAGCCTGTAACGGCGCTGGGAGGCTCTCAGTACAGCACTTATGATATTCGTCACATATCCCTGTTGATTCACTGGGATAAGGATGTGCGGGCCTCTGAGCAGGCGGCCTATGAATTATTTGAGAAACTTAGAAATGCATCCAACTTAACAATGGGCGGCACCCATGTTATCTGTATCAGCCTTAAGGTACCGGAACCTCAGCCGGTAGGGACAGATGATAACGGAGTGTACGAATATGTAATATGGTTGGATATCGTATATCAGAGAAAGTGAGGGAAAAGAGATGGCAGGAGAGGCTAAAGTCTATCCGGTACACAACAACGAGTTTAAATTTGGGACTAAAGGTAGTACCAGCGCTGACGAGGATATGGTAGTACCAGCAGATCTCGAAAATTTTGCCCCATCTATTGATGGAACAGTAGAGGAATGGTATGCCATGGACGCAAAAGGCTGGGCCAAGTCGGCTATGACAGGAAAGAAGCTGTCATTTGCTTTTAAGGGGAAGAGATCTGTGGGTGATCCCGGAAATGACTACATTGCGGGGCTTGCATGGAAATTCGGGCAGGATGTTATGACGAAATTTGAGTGGGTCATGGTATCCGGCGCAAAGCTGGCCTGTACTGTAGTTGTCAATGTAACCACACCCGGAGGTGGAGATACCACGAATATTGATACCCTTGAGTTTGAGGTGACGTGTTACGGCAAGCCGGAATTTACACCGGCTCCGGGAGTAGGCGGCTGAACAGAAGGAGGAAAAAAGAATGTCAAGAAGAGTAGATATTACAGAAAAATTAAGCTTTGATGAGAATCCCTGCCTTGTAATCAAGGGAAAGGAATTGGAAGTTAATACAGATGCCCCGACTATGCTTAAGGTGATGGGAATTATGTCCAATGATGATTCGGGAACAAAGGAAATCATTGATGCTTATGAGCTTGTCTTTCCTCAGGCGTCACGGGATGTAATCGAAAAGGAATTGAAGTTAAACTTTAACGATCTGATTATTGTGGTACAGGAAGCCTTTAATTTGGTTCTGGGAGAAGATAACAAGCCGGGAGAGCAGTGACCCGTACTACGACCTTTTTGAGGACTGGGATCTGATCGTTTCCAGCTTTCTGTCGCAGTACGGGTTGAGAATAAGGACAAAAGACTTTGAGACGGTTTCCTGGGATGAATTTAAGGCACTGATCGCCGGATTATCCCCGGAGACAGCTCTGGGCCGGGTGGTGGCCATCCGGTCTGAAACAGATAAGAATGTTATCAAACACTTTTCGCAGGATCAGCGCCGGATCTATGACGAATGGAGAAACCGGGGAGCTGAAACGATGGATGAGAAAACCTTTGAGCAGAGTATGGCTGATCTGGAACGTATGCTTGCGGCCATGTGCGGTTAGGAGGTGGCGGAAATTGAAAAAGTAAGAAAGCAGATCCGGTGTCCATACTGCGGATACCGGATGCCAATCTATTATGATCCAGATGCCTGTGCAAAAGGAATTTTTGTACGGTGTAAGGGTCGGGATTGTAAGAGAGAGTTCGAGGTAGATATACAGCCGGACAAGTAGTGCCATCATGTGCCGATGTCTGAGTAACAGATAGAGGCAGGTGGTACATATGGCAGCTGATGCGTCCATTAGTTTTGACATATCGCTGGATTTAGGAAAAATCAAGACAGCAGTAGATAATGCGTCCCGGAGAGTAAAGTCTAATTTTGAGAAGGCCTTTTCAAATTCAGCACAAAAATGCCAGCGATCATGCGATGAGATGGCTGGGGCTTTCAGAAAAGTCGATGCTTCTGCTGATGAAACTCGACGAAAAATAGAATCTATTTTGAACGATAGCGAAAAGAGTGCAAAGTCGAAAGCCTCATCTATCGCTTGGGTTTACCGAAAGCAGGGGATGAGTCAATCTGAAGCCATGAAAAAAGCATGGTCGGAGATTGAACGAAATGGGAAATCATCTTCTGAGAAAGTTAAAAAGAGCATACGAGGTATTGGATCGCAAGCCAAAGACACAGCAGGAGATCTTACTGGCGCTTTAAGCCCGGCACTAAAAAAAATAGGGATTGCCTTAGGAGCAGCATTTTCTGTAAAAAAACTGGTTGATTTTGGAGCTGATTGTTTACGTCTTGGGTCAGATCTCCAGGAAGTCCAGAACGTAGTAGATGTAACATTTCCCCAGATGTCTAAGCAGGTGGATAATTTCGCTAAGAACGCTGTGGTATCCTTTGGATTATCGGAAACCATGGCGAAAAAGTTCGCCGGTACATCCGGGGCCATGGCGAAAGCATTCGGATTCAGTGAACAAGCTGCCTATGAGATGGCTACAACCCTTACCGGATTGGCGGGGGATGTAGCCTCTTTCTATAACATCAGCCAGGATGAGGCCTATACTAAGCTGAAATCTGTCTTTACGGGTGAAACGGAATCCCTGAAGGATTTGGGCGTGGTTATGACTCAAAGCGCCCTTGATGCGTATGCACTGGCAAATGGATACAGTAAGACTACGGCCAAAATGTCTGAGATGGAAAAGGTGGCCCTGCGGTATAAGTTTGTGCAGGATCAGCTTTCCTTGGCTTCCGGTGATTTTATCAGGACTTCTGACGGATGGGCGAATCAGGTAAGAGTTTTACAACTCCAGTTTGATTCACTGAAAGCCACAATCGGCCAGGGCCTGATTAACGTCCTGACGCCGGTTATTAAGGTAATCAATACCATTATTGGTAAGCTGATGAGCCTGGCAAACGCTTTTAAGGCTTTTACGGAAATGATTACCGGCAAGGGATCATCGGGCGGAGGAGCCAGTGCAGCCGCTGCAGGGATGGAGGCTGTGGCACAGTCGGCAGATAAGGCTAATGCTGCTGCAGGTGGAGCAGGAAGCGCCGCAAAAAAAGCTGCCAAGGACATGAAAAGTATCACTACAGGGATTGATGAGTTGAACATCATCAGTCCTGATACTGGATCAGATAGTGGTGGGTCGGGTGGCGGAGCTGCCGGCGGGTATGATGCAGATCAGTTCGACATGGGGGAGGTTGATACCTCCGCCATGGACGCCATGGACAGTAAGTACCAGGCACTGATCGACAGGGCCAAGGAACTTAAAAATCTGTTTACAGCTGGCTTTTGGGATGGATTTGGGGATACTACGGTATTTGATAACATCCTTACATCTGTTGATCGTATCAAGCAGAGCTTGGGAGAGATATTCACAGCCCCGGAGGTGCTGACAGCTGCAAATTCCTTTGCAGATCAGTTTTCCTTTAGTCTGGGGCAGGTGGCCGGATCAGTAGCGGGGATCGGTGTAACCATAGCAGATAATCTTCTGGGCGGTATCAGTCTGTACTTGCAGCAGAACACAGAGCGGATTAAGGATTATCTGGTATCAATGTTTGATATCGGCTCACGGCTTTCTCAGAATACAGGGGATTTTTTCCAGGCTGTCAATACAATTTTCTCAGCCTTCCGGAGTGACAGCGCAAAGCAAATTACCGCTGATGTCATAGGGATTTTTTCTGAATCCTTTATGGGGGTTTCGGAATTAGCAGGAACATTTGCGGTAGATATTCTGGATATTATTGCAGCTCCATTCGTAGAAAATGCGGACTACATCAGAACTACGCTAGAGGATACGTTTGGGGCGGTAGAGCCTGTATTTTCCGCAATTAAGGACCTTATTTCTGAGACCTTTGAAAAAGTCGGGACCACATATGACAGCCATGTAGCTCCCATGATGGCAGCGTTTAAGCAAGGATTCACAGAGATTGGCACTCTGTTGCTTGATGTCTATAACACATACTTTCTGCCAGTACTGCAAAATTTATCGGATAAATTCATTGAATTTAAAGATCAGCATTTAAGCCCGCTGATTGATAAGTTCTTAGAATTTGGTGGAAAAGTAGCCGATGCTATAACGAAGCTATGGGAAGGAATTTTACAGCCATTCATCGAATGGTTTATATCTAATGTGGCTCCTGCGGTAGCTTCTACTTTACAAGCTGCTACGGATACTTTCTTTGTGTTCTTGGAAACGGTATCTGGAATCATTGGAAGCTTGTTGACAATATTTGGCGGACTGATTGATTTCATAACGGGTGTGTTTACGGGCAACTGGAGTCTGGCATGGGAAGGAATCAAAGAAATCTTTTCCGGAATATGGGATGCACTTAAAGAAATCGTATCAGGTGCTATTGAAATAATAAAAAGCACGGTAAATCTCGCATGGACAGCGATTTCCAATATTACAACCACTGTCTGGAACGGCATAAAATCCCTCCTCAATTCCGTTTGGAACTGGCTGAAATCCCTTGCGACGACTTTGTTTACAGCCATTAAAGATGCGATCAGTACAATCTGGGAAAGCATCAAATCTACCACATCCGAGATCTGGGAGGGCATTAAAACTACCCTGGGGACTTTGTGGGATACGATCAAGACGGCAGTAGATGAGAAGTTTACTGCCATGAGGGATGCGATCACAGGCATTTGGGATACTGTGAGAAGTAAAACCAAAGAGACCTGGGATGGAATCTGGGCGGATATCAAGGGCATCATCAACATGATTATCGGTGGCGTTGAGAGCATGGCGAACCGTGTAATTGATGCTATTAACGCTATGATTGATGCCGTGAATGAGGTAGCGGATAAGGTTCCAGGAATTGGTGCGGATCTGATACCTAATATTCCAAGCATCAGCCTTCCACGTCTGGCACAAGGCGGTTTTGTCCGCGCTAACACACCCCAGCTTGCCATGATCGGTGACAACCGGCATTATGGTGAGATTGTAGCACCAGAGGATAAGATGCAGGAAATGGTAGACCGGGCGGTGGCAATGTCCTCACGCAACAGCAGCGGCATGAGCGATCAGTATCTTGCTGTTATGGTAGACCTGTTAAGGAAGATCATAGAGCTGATTGAACAGATGGATCTAACGGTCTATGTGGATATCAGGGAGATCAAGAAGCAGCTTGCGGATTTGGAGAAACGCAGTGGCTACAAACTTAGACCAACATAAGGAGGGAATGGCATGGCAATCTACATTAACGGTCATAAATACCCATCCTATGACCAGGGGCCGGGACTTACCATTGCCACAAATGTCAACCAGGGCAAAAACGCCCTGGGAGAGTTTGTGGGGCAGAGGGTAGGTCGGGATCAGGACAAAATAGACGGCTTACAGTGGTCTTATCTGGATGCTGCCACATGGGGAAGTATTCTCCGGGAATTTGACGAATTTGTGGTAACGGTCAAGTTCCCGGATATGAAAACAGGGGGGTGGAAAACAGAGAGGATGTATCCTGGGAACAGAACAGCTAAAGTGTGGGAAGAGGATGAAGATGGGCTTCCAACTATGTACAAGGACTGCAAGGTTAATCTGGTAGACTGCGGGGTGATTGAATAATGCAGGCAGCAAGCAGTAAATATAAGGAGGTCATGCGCCGTAAATGGCGCAATCCTCTGGCACATCTGCGGGTTACGATTGGACTTATCAATCAGGAGGCGCAGGCATCGGCATATATTCCAGATCCAGTTCGGTATACATATTTTTCCAACCTTAAGAAACCTATGGATAATTACAAAGTACAGGAGCTGTATAGTACCTGCGATGAGAATTATACGCAGGTGGATGGATCTATGTATTTTCTTCCTCGTGAGGCTGGGGCGGTGGTTCTTAACCAGGGGATTGTGACTGAGGATCTTCTGGGAGATATTGAGATCCATTTTCCAGTCCAATATGACATCAAGGGTCTGACTGTAGAGTTTGGGAAGGCATATCCGGTTGATTTTGCTATTGTGTCCGACAATCATACGGTAGAGGTCACAGACAACGCAGACGGTCATTATGTAACGGAGGAGATCTTTGAAGGGGCCACATTCTTAAGGTTCTCCCCGTCCAGAATGGTTAATGGGAAGAGCCGGTTCCGTATTAACCAGATCACTATGGGGATCGGTATCTATTTTGACAGCCGCAAGATTCTGTCGGCCACGAAAAAGGAGCATATCAGCCCGATATCAGAGGAATTGCCTACGATCGATTTTAGCTTGACGGTCAGCAATAAGGACCGGGCCTTTGATGTGGAGAACGATGAGAGCAGTGTCAACTTTTTTGAGCTGGGGCAGGATATAGAAGCGCTGTACGGGCAGGAACTGGATGACGGGACTATAGAATGGATACCAGGAATTAACCTGGCACTGAAAGAGTGGTCTGCGGATGACGAGAAACTGAACCTAAGCGCATCCGACCGGTTTGACAGCATGGACGGTACTTATTATCGGGGACAGTATTACCCGGAGGGAATTAGCCTGTATGATCTGGCGGTGGATGTATTCACAGATGCGGGAGCTGATCCAAGAGAATATGGAGTTGATACCTACCTCAAAGCAGTTATTGTCAGGAACCCGATTCCGGTTGTGACCCACAAGGAAGCGCTTCAGCTGATTGCCAACGCAGGCCGCTGCATCTTATATCAGGATAGGGCCGGAAAAATATACATTAAGTCCAGTTTTGTGCCGGAGATGTCCGCATCGTCAGAGGATGAGGCATATTTCTCTCATGTCGATACAATCTTAAGCAAGGACATAGGAGCCCGTGATGAGTATGCGTTGGCAGGGCAGGACTATTCTACAGCAGGAGAAACCGTGTATTTTCTTCCCCGGCAGTCTCCTTCTGGAATATACCTCAATACAGGTTATGTTTCTGATGCGGCAGCGGATGAAAACGGAGCCTTCCAGAACAACCCAACAGTCACACTCACGATGGAAGCGGCTTATAAGTGTTTCGGGATTACCTTGGTATTCGGACACAACTGGCCGGATACGGTAATATTCCATTCCTATAACAATGGGGAGATTCGAGAGGCTTATGAGGTCAGTAGGTTGACGCAGACGGCAGTAATCAACCATGAGTTCCCGGAGTTCGACCGGCTGGTGATTGAGTTCACCAAGGGGGCACCAAATAACCGTGTGATTCTTGATCAGATCACTTTTGGAGATAGCACAGATTATATTCTGGAATACGGTGTGGAGCTGACTAAAACACCGGAAGGAACCAAGCTGGCCCGAGTGAAAGAGCTGCAGGTATTACGAACTTTGTACAGTGAGGGGAATGGAGAAGTGCAGGAGCTGATCAGGGAGACGATTAGCCTGACAGCGCAGGACAACTATTATACGTTCTATTTCTCCAACCCTTCCTATGGACTATCAGCAGTCCTCACGGAGCCACAAGAAGGGCAGGAAGTGAGAATAGTGGAGAGCAGTGCTTACTATGCGACTGTGGCCCTCACGGGTGTTACAGGAGCGGCAGAGGTTGTAATAAGCGGCAAAGAATATGTGGTAACACAGGCTAAGGTCAGCCGCCAGCTTAATCCCACGGGCAGTCTGGAAACATGGGAAAATCCTCTGGTATCTGATGTGGTTCATGCCGCTGATCTGGCCGACTGGATCGGGGATTACCTTAAGGCTGACCGGGAATATAACCTACAGTACCGGGGAGAACCGAGGATTGATGCCAATGACATTGCATTTTTGGAAAATAAGTATGTGCCGGATCTTCTGATCCGAGTGACAGACCACACCCTAAAATACAATGGAGCACTGTCCGGGACAATCAAGGCAAGGAGAGATATGAGCTATGTGGCAACAACCAAAAACAAACTGGCAGGCAAGTGATTTTTTCAACATTCAGGATTACAACCGGATTAAGGGCAATCTTAATGAGATCCGGGCCATGGCTCTGAAGCTTTGGCCGGATTTTGAATTTGAGGATATGGGGCAGGATAAGACCTATCAGGACTATGGGTTTTATGCTGATGAGATTAACCGGTTCGAGGATAATCTGGAGCATATTTGCACTGGTACATATCCTTTTGAGATTGGAGTAAAGCAGACATACAGTGAGAATCAGCCATTTATTGGCTGGGAGGAGCTGAACCGGATTGAAAGCGCCTGTCTGAAAATATACCTGAATATCCGGTCAGGCATAGACAGCAGGCCAACCTTGGAAATGACGTTGGGAGGAGATGTAAATACATGGCTTTGAAAACAGATTTTGTGGACGCTCTTTTTGAGCAGAAAAAGATTCGCCTTAATGAAAATGAGGATGGAACGGTAACGCCAGTGGATGAAACGGAATATACCCGTCAGGGGGACAAGTTTGGGGCTGAGCACATCAACGCCACCAACGAGGCCGTCAACCGCCTTAACAGTGCCCCGATCCGCGTTACCCTTGCCGCCGCTGGATGG